ACCCTGAATGCTCAAATCCACCGGCTGCGAGAGCGGCGACACCACATAGACCAGCGCCGTTACCGGTCGCAGCGGGTAGATCGCATTGGCGATCGTCAGTTGATCGCCGCTCGCGGTAGGCTCGCGCGACTCGGCCGCTGCACACCCATTCACGCCCTGCGGAAAGCCGTGATAGGCCGCGTTGACCTCATCGAGCATCGCGTAGACGATGACGGTGCCGAGCCCGTACCCACAGCCGACGCACCACGCACGTGTCACGCCCGGCACCGACAGCGCCCATTCCACATAGTCTTGCGCATCGCCGCCTTGCGGCGGGTTCTGGTACACGAACAGCACGCGCGCGCGGTAGTCGTCATTCGACTCCACGTCCGCGCCGCCGACGAAGGCGGTCGCCGCGGTGCCGGTCGAATCGATGCCGGCGATCGCGTTCGCGAGCGTGAATTGCGTACCCGCCGCGCCATTGCCGTTCGCGCCCGTCAAGCCTTGCGGGTCCGGGACGGCGCTGGCGGGAACCGTCACCGTGCCATTCACGACCGCCGCCGCCGCGCGGGTGGTGTAGCTCACGCTGTCGCTACGCGTCACCGCCGTGCCGGCGGGGATGACCGTGCCGTTCGCCCCGGTGAAGGTGAGCGTGCCGCTCGCCTGCGCGGCGGGCTTGCGCGTCACCCCCTTGAGCGCCCCCCATGCTTCGAGGTGTTCGTCGGTGGCCGTGAACGGTGTCGCCTGTAGCGCGATCCAGTCCAGGTAGCCGTACAGCATGCAGGCGAGCGCCGCCTCGATATCGCCCATCACGCGCAGATTCGAGAACCGTAGCAGCGCGTCCGCGCCGGGCAGTTCGGCGTTGAGCTGCTGCGCAACCTGATTGCGCAACTGCGTCAGGGTGGGACGCAGGAACGGCACGGCGAATCACTCAGGAATGGATTAGCCGGCGGAACGCGTCCAGACTTGCGGAAACTTCATCGCCACGCGTGAGCCGTCACGGCGATTGACCATCACCAACAAATCAACGCGGTTCGGCGTGACCCACTGCGCATCGATATCGAAGCGTGCGACCACGTCATCATCGAGCAGCCATTGCAGCGCTTCGCCCGCGTAGTCGCGCACACGCTGCGGCACGTCGAGCGGCCCTTTCACGCGATCGAGCAGCCACAGGCGCGAGCCGATCGGGTGCAGCGGGTCATCGCCCCACCAACCGCGCCGATCGCCGTCCGGCGTGGGGTCACTCGGCAGCGCGAGCCGGTCGGTGAACAGCGAGATCAGCACGGCGGTATGCAGATCGTTGCCGGACAGCAGCGACGGCCCCGCCCGCACCCAATCGCCCAGCAGGCGCGGCACTTGCCAGACAGTCGTGATATCGCTCATCGCTTACTGCTGCTGGTTCGGCGGGTTACTCGTCGCGGTGCCGTCGCCACCCTGAATATTCGGCACCGCGTGCGTGTGCCCGTCATAGACTTCGCGCATGCCGGCCATCGTGTGCGCGTTGGTACCGCTGTTGTCGAGAATGTCGCGCGCCGCCCGGATATTGCCGTCGCAGTCGATATCGCCTGTGCAGTGCAGCAACGGCGTGTCGGCGGTGACTTCGGGCGCGTGCGTGATCGTCACCGGCAGGCCGCCGCCATTGACGACGATGCCGGCCGCCGACAGATAGACGGATTGCCCCTTGTCGTCGCTCACGCACACTTCGCCAGCCGCGAGGTTGCGCACGCGAAAGCGCTGGTGGCCGCAGGCGATGACGACGCCGTTGGTACGGTCGCCGCCGATGAACAGCGCGACCGCATCCGAACCGGAAGGCGGGTTCGACTGAAAGCCGTATTCCGACAGGCGCGGGGTTTTATCGCGCGTCTCGTTCTGCGAAAGCTGCATTTGCACGAGCTGCGCGGGGCCCGTGTCGTCCACGCGCGTCAGGCGTCCGCGCCCGAGCGAGCGCACGAGGCTCCAGAACAAGGATTCCATGGCTGCAAGGCCGGGTGACAAAAGACTCGCGGCCGCCGGGTTAAACTAGTCGCCTTGTCAAAACCAAGGAATGCTACCGATGAAAACCGTTCTGAGCGCATGCATCTTGATCGGCCTGACCTCTACGGCCATAGCTTGCGATTTGACAGGTATCAAAGGCTCGATCAGCGATGACGGCCGGACCATCACCTCTCGGCAATCAATTCCGCTTAAAGATCAGGCGCGTACCTATGGAGGGTATGAGCGCGCTGCTACCTACATGGAACAGAATCGTTTGGGGGTACTGCAAAATTCCGGATACTCTCAAGCTGTCAAAGACCAGGTAGACCGCGACATGTTGAAGAACGTCGAGGATCTGAAATGCTGGGCATCGATTTGCAAGCAGAACAGTACTGATCCGGGTTGCCAATTTTAGAAGAAGAAAATCGGCTGCACCGCTTACCCGAGCGCGGCGGCGGCATCCGCCGGCAGCGGCAGATACAGGATCGGCTCAGGCTGAAACGCCTGCGGCGGCATCAGCGTGAGGTCGCAGCCGGTGCCGCCCATGTCGCGCCGGTACGTCACTTCGCCGATCGTGAATTTCTGGCCGTCGATCAGTTTGAGGCGTGACAGCGAGAGCGCGGCCAGCGTGTTCGGCGTGTACAGGGTGCCTGCGCTATCGCGCCACGACGAGGCGGTCACGGTCACGACGTTGCCGCGTCCGATTCGCCGGTTGCATTCCCAAAGCGCATGCGCATTCGACACGCTCGCGCCCGCGTCGCCGGTTTCCGCGATGAAGGCTTTGGGGCGATAGCGCGGCGTCAAGTCGTCGGCCACCACGTATTCCGCCAAGGGCTGCTGTCCGATATCGGTCATGATGCCGGTGCCGACAAGATAGACGCGATATTCACTGAAGCGCTGCGACAGGTCGCGCACGTAGCCGGCGCGCTCGACGTTCACGCCCAGCGCGAAGCCGCCGGCTGCCTCGTCGGTCGACAACGGCCCGATGACCAGATCCCCATCGGCATCCTCGTAGCACAGCAGTTGCGCAATCTTGCACAGCCGGTCGATCACCGCATACGGCGTTTCGCCGACGTTCAAACAGACCTGCGGGTGAACGATACCCGGCGCGCGCGCCTTCACGTGAATGCCAAACGGCGCGCACAGCGCGGCGGCAATCTCGGCGGTGCTGACGTTCTGGAACTGGAACGAATCGAACTGCGCCGAGCAGTCCACGAGATCCGCGCACTTGCCCCGCCCGGACACGGATAGCGCGTGCTGGCGCGCGTCAACCTGTTCGCTCACGCGATCCACGTAACCCGTGATGACGGTATCGCCTCCGATCGACAGGATGCACGGATCGCCTTCGTTCACGCTCACGTCGGCCGTGTTCGGGTAGCGCTGCGTCAGCCCAATCTCGAAGTCGGCCGGGATACGCTCCATACCGCGCGTAATGCGGATCGCCGTCCAGCCGGCCACACGCTGAGCGCCGATCGTCAGGGTGACGTCGTCCACGATGCGCGATCATGACGGCGCGCGAAAGACGGTCGGTGCAAAGCACGGATTGACCGGCACCACCTGTTGCAGCAGCGCGCCATAGCGGGACAGGTCTTGATAAAGCCGATACGTCAGCACGATTAACGGCATCGATTGATGCATCGAAACCGATTGCATGGCGGCGAGTGATTCACCCCGCGCCGTCAAATCCTGCACGACAGCAGTTTCCAGCGCCTGCAAGGCCGCATAGGTCGCGTCGTCGCGCGCGTCGGCCGCCGCTGTGATTTCGGTATCGAGCGCATCGCAGACGGTTGCACGCAAGGTCTGCGCGTCGTCGTAGGACGTGAGCGCGTAGGCCGCCGTGCTGCTGGCGAGCGCGACGACGGCGCAGCGCCTGAACAGCGTCACGACCTGACCGTTCGCCGCCGTCAGCGTCGCGGTAGCCCGGACCTGCGCAACCGTGCCGGTCTGAAGCGCCAACAGCGCCTGCACGGCCTGATGCGGATCAGGGTTCGCGTCGCGGATTTCGGTGACGAGCCCTTGCGCGGCCTCGGTCATGCCCGTGTAGTTCGCGACCGACGCAGTGGCGGCAAGCGCATTGCCGTTCTCGCGCACCGCCTCGCGCGCGTGCGCGCCGGCCCCGATGAGCTGCGCGATCGTCGTGGACGGGATTTTGACGCTCGCGGTGAACTGCCCGACGAAGCGCCCGTATTCACCCTTGAGCGTCGCGACGAGCGCCACCAGACTGGTCGCACGCTGCGCGATCGCCTGCGCATCCACGACGAAGGCCTGAACCGTGCGCATCACCTCACCGACGAATGCGGGCGTCTGCATCATCGACAGGATGCCGTTCACAAAATCCTGAGCGCTCGCGGCGAACGCGGCGACCACCGACAGCGCCGTTTGCGCCTGCGTCGCGATATCGAGCGACGGAAACTGCTGTTGCCCCGACTGGATGAAACTGAATTGCAGCTCGAACGTGCGGCCGAGTTCGGACTCGTCGCAGCCGAAGTCGAGCAGCGAAACGGTGAGGCGGCCCAGCGACGGGTGAACCAGTTCGCCGTCGTTCTCATCTTCGGTTTCGCATGCGGCGATCATCGCCTCGCGCTGCGCCATCACGTCGCCGCCCCCGCCGTTGCCAAGATACGCGGCATCCTGCACGAGAAACCCGGTGAGCGAGATGCGCCGCCCGGCGCGTCCCAGATCCTCCACCCACACG